AGAACATGAGGAAGAAAATGAAGTGGATGAAGTCAAGAAGGAAGCCATCGAAAAACGAGTCAAGGAAGTAGACGTTGCAGAACACGTTGAAGCACTCGTAAATGGTGAAGGTGACTTGTCCGAAGAATTTAAACGTAAGGCTGCAACAGTGTTTGAAGCCGCGGTTAAATCTAAGATTCGTACAGAGATCGAAAGACTCGAAAACGAATACGAATAAAAACTGAAAGAAGATGTACAATCAGCAACAGATGAGATGACTGATAAAGTCGATACATATCTCAATTATGTTACTGAGGAATGGATGAAGGAAAATGAACTCGCAATTGAACGTGGATTAAAAGGTGAGATTGCAGAAGATTTCATTTCTGGTTTGAGACAACTATTTGAAGATCACTACATTGATATTCCAGATGAGAAATATGATGTGTTAGAAGCACAGTCTGAAAAGATTTCTGAACTAGAAGGCAAACTCAGTGAAACAATCGAAAGAAATGTATCATTGAAGGATAATAATGCTTCACTAGTTAAGGAACAAGTCATATCTGAGGTTTCTGAAGATTTGGCTGACACAGAAATTGAAAAGTTTAAGTCGTTGGTAGACGATGTGGATTATGCTGATGAAGAATCCTATCGTGAAAAGTTAGGTACTTTGAAAGAAAGTTATTTTCCAAAGGGAACGATAACAGAAACGACTGAAACAGTTGATGATGTAGAAACTGGCACCGCACAGGACATTGATCTAACTCCATCTATGGATGCGTATATGTCTGCCATAGGTAGAACGGTCAAATAGTGCAAAAAAGTTAATTTATAAATAAAAGTAGAAAAATAATAAGGAGAAGCTCTAATGTTTCAATCAGAACATCTACAAGAAAAGTGGCAGCCAGTCCTTCAACATCCTGATCTCCCAGAGATTGAGGATAGTTACAAGCGGGCAGTCACTACAGTAATCTTAGAGAACCAAGAAAAGGCTCTCAGAGAAGATCGTGCGTTTCTTTCAGAAGCCGCACCAACTAACTCAACAGGAAGTTCAGTTGATAATTGGGATCCAATTCTAATATCACTGGTCAGACGTTCTATGCCGAACCTAATCGCATATGATATATGCGGTGTTCAGCCAATGACTGGCCCAACAGGACTTATCTTCGCAATGCGTTCACGTTTCAGTTCTCAAACTGGTGCAGAAGCGCTCGCAGACGAAGCAATGCCTGACATATCTAACCAGAACGCTGCTGGAACTATCGGTGGTGGGGATATCGGTTCAACCGAAACTAACCCTGCTGTTCTTAACGACAGTCCTTCTGCTGGAACATACACAAGTGCAACAGGTATGACTGCTGCTCAAGGTGAAGCATTAGGTGATAACTCTAGTACTAACGTATTCGGAGAAATGGCGTTCAGTATCGAGAAGCATACGGTTACTGCGGTAACAAGAGCTCTCAAAGCAGAATATTCAATGGAACTTGCACAAGACCTTAAAGCAATTCATGGTCTTGACGCAGAAACAGAACTTGCAAATATTCTGTCTGCTGAAATACTTGCAGAAATTAACAGAGAAGTTGTCCGTAACATTTATGTATCTGCGGTTCAAGGTGCTCAAGTCAATACAACGACTGCTGGTATCTTCGACTTAGACACTGACTCAAACGGTCGATGGTCTGTTGAAAAATTTAAAGGACTTCTCTTTCAATTAGAGAGAGATGCAAACGCAGTTGGTCAACAAACTCGTAGAGGAAAGGGTAATATGGTTCTTTGTTCTGCTGACGTTGCTTCTGCATTGCAAATGTCTGGACAATTGGATTATGCTCCTGCTCTTTCCAGTAACATAAACGTAGACGATACAACTACAACTTTTGCTGGTGTTCTTAACGGACGCTACAAAGTTTATGTTGACCCCTACGCTGCAAACGTAGCTGCTTCTCAGTACTACGTTGTAGGTTACAAAGGTACTTCACCGTATGACGCTGGAATGTTCTACTGCCCATACGTTCCGTTACAAATGGTTCGTGCAGTTGGAGAACATACTTTCCAACCGAAGATTGGCTTCAAGACCCGATATGGTATTGCTGCTAATCCTTTCCATACTGGTACAGTTGCTGCAACCGCTGAAGGTGCAATCTCGATATCGAGTGCAAGTAACAAGTACTACAGGAAGGTTAAAGTTACAAACCTTATGTAATAATAAGAGTTGGAGTAACCAACCTTGATGTAAAAGGGGAACATTTTGTTCCCCTTTTTTTTCTAAAAGGAGAAGTATTATGTCTTGGGAAAAACCTGATTATAAAGACATCCGTTTTGGATTTGAAGTTACAATGTACATTATGAATCGATAAATTTACAAGGGGTCGCAAGACCCCTTTTTTATATAATGTATAAATAGTTATATGGCTACTTCAACATCACCACTTGCTAGACAACCAACTCAGTTAGATTATGTAAGTCCAACGCAGTTTAAGTTTAACATTCATCAATTACCGAAAGTTGAATTTTTTACTACGGCTGCAAACGTGCCTGCGATAAGTTTAGGTGAGGCAATCTTTCCAACACCCTATAAAGAAATACCAGTAATGGGTGATAAACTTACCTATGACAATCTTTCGATAACTTTTATTGTTGATGAAAATTTAGAAAATTATATTGAGTTACATAATTGGATGATTGCAATCGGATTTCCTAAAAGTAGAACTCAGTTCTCTGATTTTAGATCTGCAACTGCAAGTACACCGATTGCAACTCAAGGGACAAGTGATGACATTGGTGATGTACAACCAGCAACATCTGCGAGAGGAATGTATGGAGATGCGGTTCTCACCATACTTACCAATAAAAATAATCCAGTGGTAGAAGTGCGTTTTCAAGATTTATACCCTGTTGCACTTGGAGCCTTAGATTTTACACAGACTGCCACAGATGTCGAATATATATCTGTATCGGCAGATTTTAGTTACAAGATTTATGAGATTGTAACATTATAACGGAGACTATATGACCCTTGATGAATTGAAGGCGCAAGTTCAGAAGGACTTGCCAGTATTAAATGATGAACGACTAGACACTGAATCCCTAAGAAACCAAGAACTTTATTCCAAGTATCTAGACTACAAAACAAACTTTGAACTTTTACTGCACCGATCAAAAGGTGAGTATAAGGTTTTATATCGTGAGAAATGGGAATACTACGGTGGTAAGGCTGACGCAAAAGTCTATGCAACCAAACCATTTGACTTAAAAGTTCTCAAAACAGACTTGCACGTTTACATAGAATCCGATGAGGACATTATCAAATCGGAACACAAGGTTGCGTATCTAGAATCGGTAATTAAATATATTGATGGTATTCTCAAATCGATCAGTAATCGACAATGGGATATTAAAAACGCAATCAATTGGAGACAGTTTGAATCTGGAATGATATGAGCGTTTTTCTTGGTAAGTGGGTTGGGTACTATGAAAATATAGTTCCTGATGAACTGTGTAATGACATTATATCTTATACTGTAGAAAGTAAGGAGTTATCCCCATCTAAATATTCTACGCACACTGGAGAGAGTTCTAGAAGTGCTCAGAGGGTATATATGGACGATGTGTGGTTTCGGTTCGGTGAAGACAGATACTACGAGGAAATGAAAGAATACACACTCAAGGTTCTTAGTGTATATCAAAAGGTTCACAATGTTGCCTGTCAAAGATATACGGACTTCAGAGTAAACCGTTATGGTAGCGGTGGATATATGTCGGAACACATAGACAACATTCATCACTCGCATGGCCAACAATATGGTTATCCTCATTTGTCGGTGTTACTTTTTTTGAACGAGGACTATGAAGGTGGTGAGTTTGTTGTCGCAGACAACGAATATAAAACCGAAAAGGGTTCTGCAATTATTTTTCCGTCTAATTTTATGTTCCCACACAAGGTAAATAAAATAGAGTACGGTACAAGATGGAGCGTAGTATCATGGTTAATGTAAATCCTCGCCTTTGTTTTCCAACAATGATATACGAGTTTGATGGTATCGACAAAACTAATAACTTGAGTATGTTAAATATTCTTGAGTTTGAAAATCAAAATAACAGTGATGAACTACACAATCATCTTGCGTTTTATACTTTTACAAAAAGAGTTTTAGAATGTACTAAAGAAATTTTACAACTGCATCTTTATAATTTTGAAAAAATTGAAATAACAAAAATGTGGGGTAACATACTGAAAGAAAATATGTGTCATCCCCCCCACACACATTCAAATCATGTATTTTCGGGTGTTTATTTTTTGAGAGCTTCTAAAGAAACTTCACCTATTCAATTTTTTGATCCAAGGCCAGCTGCATCAGTGTTAAGACCAAGAGTAAATGGTCTTAGTCCAAATAATTCAAGTATGATTCAATTTGATTCTGTCGAGGGTAAAGGGTTTATATTTCCGTCTTGGTTGATGCATTGGGTTCCACCTACAAGTGAAGAGAGGGTCAGCATATCATGGAATGTAATCGTCAGAGGCGATTACGGTGAACCTAAAAGTTTGCAAAATGTACATATCTAAACTCAATGAGGTCTACCTAAAAATTGAAACCGACTCTGGACTTGCAAGAGAACTGTCAGACTATTTTACGTTTGAGGTGCCAGGCGCTCGGTTCATGCCCGCATACCGTAACAAAATTTGGGACGGTAAGATACGATTGTTCTCTGCACAGACAGGAAAAATTTATTTTGGATTACTGGCATACATAGAACAGTTTTGTGTCGCAAACGAAGTCGAATATATAATAGAGGATAACTTAAAAGATGAGAAGCTCAATTTACAGAGAAGTACGGCGGAGGACTTTATCAAATCTCTTAGGCCCACTTCCAACGGAAAGGTTTTGGAACTTCGTGATTATCAGGTTGATGCCGTACATTCAGCAATACGAAAGCATCGTGGTCTATTTCTTAGCCCTACCGCTTCTGGTAAATCGTTAATCATCTATGCACTGGTAAGATACTACGACATTTTACTAGGGGAACAGAAGGTGCTGATTCTTGTTCCAACTACATCACTGGTAGAGCAGATGTATTCTGATTTTATTGATTATGGTTGGAGTGACGATTACTTACACCGCATATACGCTGGACATGAAAGAGATACAAACAAGTCGATAGTTATCTCTACATGGCAGTCGTTATACAAAATGAAAAAACCATACTTTAAACAGTTTGGTTGTGTGATAGGTGACGAGGCTCATTTATTTAAGTCGAAGTCTCTCACCAGTATATTAACAAAACTTGATTTGTGTAAATATAGGTTCGGATTAACAGGAACTTTAGATGGAACGCAAACACATCGACTAGTCTTAGAAGGATTGTTTGGTTCTGTAGAGAAAGTCACCACAACAAAAGAACTGATGGAGAGTGGGACACTAGCAGATTTAGAAATCAAATGTATTGTTTTAAAACATACCGAAGAAGAAAGTAAAAATTTAAGGGGGTCTAGCTATGCTGAAGAAATTAACTACTTGGTGGGGAATGACAGGCGTAATAGGTTTATTATTAATCTTAGCGATAATCTGGAAGGAAACACATTATGTTTGTTTCAACTGGTTTTAAAACATGGTAAACTTTTATACGATGAAATGAAGAACTTTGATAGACAGGTTTTCTTTGTCTACGGAGGTACAAACGCAGAGACAAGGGAAAACATTCGTGCGATCACAGAGAAGGAAAAGAACGCTATCATTGTTGCGTCATACGGTACATTTAGTACTGGTGTTAATATTAGGAACTTGCACAACATCGTGTTCGCAAGTCCAAGTAAATCTAAGATTAGAGTGCTCCAATCGCTTGGACGAGGGTTGCGTAAAACTGAGAGTAAACGTGCCGTTAGGCTCTTCGACATCTCTGACGATCTCACCCACAAGAATCGCACAAATTATACATTAAACCATTTTTATGAACGAATAAATATATACAACGAAGAACAATTCAATTACAAAATCGACAGAGTAAAACTATGAATACTAATTACCAAATAATAAAATTATCAAATGGTGAAAATATTATTTGCGATATCAAAGAACAAAGTGGAAGTGAGCCTAGTTTAGAGGTAGTTGCGCCTCTGAAGATGGATGTTATGAGTCGTGTAACCAAAAAGGGGATACAGGAAGGACTATCTCTTACCCGATGGGTGCAACCCTTTACAGATGAAAAAAATATTCAAATTAATAAGTCTACAATAGTGACAATGGTTCCAGCATCTTTGGGAATGAGTAAATATTACGAATACGTTTTAAAAAGTATAAAGGGAATGAAGCTAGTTGCATCTACAACGGATGATATAGAAGATCCAACTGATGAAGACTTAAATGCGATAGAGATAGAAGAACATATTCAAAAAGAACTTGACTCTTGGCATAAAGAAGAAGACCTAGAAAAACTGTTAGAAGAAACTTCTGAGTTTCTAAAAAAGAATACTAGAATACTTCATTAATATTATCTCCCCTCTGGGTATATAAAATTATACAGATAAATTAAGGCATTGTCAATACTTGACATTACCCTATCTTATACTGTATAGTAGATGACTAATTAAGTACAAATGTACATAACCAAAGGACAATGAATAATGGCCAGAAAAAAAGGCGTTCATTATGTTAACAATGCAAAGTTCCTAGAAGAACTAAAAAACTGGAATGAGAAGTGCAGAGAAGCTGAAGAGCAAGGAGAACCAACTCCACAGGTTACAAATTATCTTGGTGAATGTTTTTTAAAGATTGCAAACGGTCTTTCGTATAGACCAAACTTTATTAACTACACTTACAAACAAGAGATGATATCAGACGGTATAGAAAACTGTTTGCAATACATACATAATTTTAATCCTGAGAAGTCTAAGAATCCTTTTGCTTACTTTACACAAATTATATACTACGCATTTATTCGTAGGATACAAAAAGAGAAGAAACAAACTCACATCAAACATAAGATGATTGAGAATCAAGAGTACATAGATTACGTCACACTAGAGGGTGATGACACAAAATATTCTGTACAGGGTTTTGATCCAACAATCATGTTACCTGATGAAGCTGTGTATAAGACAAAGAAAAAAGAACCCCAAACCAAAACATCTGGTTTAGAAAATTTTATGGAGGCTGATACTTGAAGATTGCTTTGATAACCGATACCCATTTCGGTGCTCGTAATGATAACTTAAATTTTAATGAATACTTTTACCAATTTTATGAAGGATTATTTTTTCCATTTCTTCAACAGAATAACATAAAACATTGCATACATTTAGGTGATGTGCTTGACAGGCGTAAGTATATTTCCTATCGTATTGCAAAAGACTTTCGTGAGCGATTTATTGCACCATTCGATCATCTTGAGGTGCAGTTGCATATGATTGTGGGAAACCATGACATCTATTTTAAAAACACAAATGATGTAAACTCACTGACTGAATTACTTGCAGATAAATTCGACAATGTGCATATCTACGCAGAGGCACAGGAAGTTGACTTTGGTGGTTTTCCGATATTGTTAATGCCTTGGATCAATCCACAGAATGAGATCTATGCGTTAGGTATGATGGACGATACACGAGCCGATACACTGTTAGGTCATTTGGAGATCGATGGTTTTCAGATGTATGCTGGTTATGAATCTCAAGGTGGATTATCAAAGAAAGAGTTTCAGAAGTTTGACACTGTAATGAGTGGCCACTTTCATCACAAGTCTGATGACGGTCAAATCTTTTATCTGGGTTGCCCGTATGAGATTACTTGGAGTGATTATAATGATCCGAAAGGGTTTCACGTTTTCGATACAGAGACAAGGGAACTGCATCGCATAATTAATCCCTACAAGATGTTCAATAAGATTTACTATGATGATAGTAATGAGAACTATGAGGAACACGATGTAAAACAATATCGAAACCAGTATGTCAAACTGATTGTTGTAAACAAGAAAGATATGTATGGGTTCGATAAGTTTACGGATAGATTATTTCAGGCTGATTGCCATGAGGTGAAAATTATTGAGGACTTTTCAGACCTTGATGCAAACACTGTGTCTGATGACATCGTTGAGAATACAGAAGATACAATGACATTGTTAGGAAAATACATTGATGAACTTAGTGTTAATCTTGACAAGACCCGACTCAAAACTATGATGCGGTCGTTATATACTGAAGCACAGGACTTAGAACTTTGATAAATTTTAAAATGGTTCGGTGGAAGAATTTTCTTTCCACTGGAAATACTTTTACTGAAATTGACCTAACAAAAAATTCAACAACACTCATCATCGGAGAGAATGGCTCAGGTAAGTCTACCATTCTTGATGCGTTGTGTTTTGGTTTGTTTGGTAAACCGTTTCGTACCATCAACAAAGCACAACTGGTAAACTCAATCAACACAAGTGGTCTGGTTGTGGAAGTTGAATTTACAATTGGTTCTCGTAATTACAAAGTGATTCGAGGTATCAAACCAAACGTATTTCAGATTTACGATAACGACAAACCAATGAATCAGGAAGCCAGTGTCAGGGACTATCAAAAGATACTTGAGCAACAGATACTAAAACTAAACTATCGGTCTTTCACACAGGTAGTGATACTTGGTAGTTCGACATTCATTCCATTCATGCAGTTGAAGGCTCGACATCGTAGAGAAGTTGTGGAGGAAATACTGGACATACAGATTTTCTCTTTGATGAATATGTTACTCAAACAAAAACTCAAAGACTTGCAAGAGGAACTAACTTCCATCGATAATCGTTATGAGTTGAATGTTGAAAAGATTAGTCTGCAAGAGAAATACATTGACGATTTGAAAAAGAACAAAGACAAGCTGATTAGTTCTAAAAAAGAATCAATAGAAAACAATATCAAAGCGATACAGGTAAGAATAGAACAACGCACAGAGATGGAAGATGAGAATAAGATTTATCGGAATAAAATAAAAGACCAGAACGACACAGAGCAGAAAGAAAGAAAACTCAAAGATCTTCGTGCGACACTTGCAGAGAAACACAAATCACATTCATCTATGCTCGGATTCTTTAACGATAATGAGGACTGTCCAACGTGTCAGCAACATATCGATGAAGTATTCAAAGAAGAAATGGTGGTCAAACAAAAACAGGAAGTTGAGAAGTACCAATCTGGCATGGATAAAATGAAGTCAGAGTTATTGTCAACCAAAGAACGACTGAAAGAAATCAAAGAGCTTGCAGACAAGTTTCGTGACAATCAGTTATCAATCATGTCTCTGAATACGTCTATCATTGAGTTGGAAAAATTTAATCATAAACTAAAAGACGAAATAAAATCTTTCAATGGTGGTGGTGTCAGTAAGTCTGATACCGACAAACTGAAAAACCTAAAAAATGAACATGAGAAGATTGACGGTGAACGGCAGTCTGCAAAAGAAGAACGTAACTATGTAGAGGCTGCAAAGATAATGTTACAGGACACTGGTATCAAGACCAAGATTATCAAACAGTATCTACCGATTATGAACAAGTTGATAAACAAGTATCTCACATCAATGGAGTTCTATGTAAACTTCACACTGAATGAAAACTTTGAGGAAACCATCAAGTCAAGGTTTCGTGATGACTTTACCTATGCGTCATTCAGTGAAGGTGAGAAGATGCGTATTGACCTTGCGTTACTTTTCACTTGGAGAGCGATTGCAAAGATGAAGAACAGCACCAACACAAACCTGTTGATACTCGATGAAATCTTTGACAGCTCTCTGGACGGAACTGGAACAGATGAGTTTCTAAAAATACTCAACACGTTATCTGGTGAGAACGTATTTGTGATTAGTCACAAACAGGATGTTCTGGTAGATAAGTTCAAAGACACTATCAAGTTTGCTAAGGAGAAAAATTTTAGTCATGTTGTTACTTAATGGAGACTGCATTGAACAAATGCAAAAACTAATTGATGAAGGTGTGCGAGTGGAATCGGTTGTTACTGATCCCCCTTACGAACTTGGATTCATGGGTAAGAGTTGGGATGCGAGTGGAATCGCATTTGACAAAAAGACTTGGGAACTTGCGTTTCAGTTATTGAAGCCAGGCGGTTATCTACTTGCGTTCTCTGCGTCAAGAAATTATCATCGCATGGCTGTCGCAGTAGAAGATGCTGGGTTTGAAATTCGTGACCAGATTATGTGGATATATGGAAGTGGGTTTCCAAAGAGTTTGAATATTGGAATGGGTGTTGATAAGAAACAAGGTAATGAAAGAGTTACAGTGGGAGAAAGAACTCGAAATGTAAAACCATTTGATGATGATAATGGTTGGAACTCGAATAATACAACAGGAAATCATATTTACACAAAAGGTAATACAGAGTGGGAAGGTTGGGGAACTGCACTCAAGCCTGCACACGAACCGATTGTGATGGCAAGAAAACCACTCGAAGGAACGGTTGTAGATAACGTATTGAAACATGGAACTGGTGGTATCAATATTGATGGATGTAGAGTTGGGAAAGAAATACTTGAAGAACAGATAGCAGGTCGGAGCAATAAAATAGGAACATTTGAAAGAAAAAACATGATAACACCAAAAAGAGAAGGCAGATTTCCAGCAAACGTAATGCATGATGGACTAGATGAAGAATGGGCTAGATTTTTCTATTGTCCGAAAACAGCAAAGTCAGAAAGAAATCAGGGGTTGGTTGAGTTTGATGATAAACAATACAGCCATGATGGTAGAAAGAAGTCGATTGAGAATCCATACCAGAGAAATAAAAGCATATCTAAAAATAATCACCCAACAGTCAAACCACAAGAGTTGATGAAGTATCTATGCAGACTTGTAACACCGAAGGGTGGAACAGTTCTCGATCCGTTTATGGGTTCGGGTTCAACAGGTATGGCTGCAAAAGATGAGGGGTTTGATTTTATCGGTATCGAAAGAGAAAAAGAATACTTTGAAATATCAGAGCAAAGAATAAAAACAACTGCACCACTATCGGAGTTTTTTGCGTGAGAGTTGTTGGAATATCGGAAGGGTATCATGATGCTGGTTACTGTGTTTTGGACGATGATGAAATCACTCATGCATCTCACAGTGAGAGATATAGTAGAGTCAAGAACGATCCGTTTATTCATGTTGACCAAATATTAGAGAATGTGCAAGATGAAAATGATACGGTTGCATATTATGAGAAACCATTCT